CTCCATGTTTCTCTTTGATAAAAATCTGCCGTTTCTTTATTGAGTTTGTTTTTCTCAACCAAATATGTTTTGAATTTTTCATAATCAACAGATTTACTATTTTGTAATGATAATTCGGTTTCTTTTTCTATAATTCCCTTTCGTTTTCTTTCCTCCAATAAAATCCGTTGGTTTGTTTTTGTTTTACTTTCACGTTTTCTTTGAGGTGCTGTATATTGTAGTTTATTACCATTATTATCCATCATATAAACTAATGAACGCTTACCAGGATCACATCCAACAATATTTCTATATTTCAAAGTATCCAATTGTTCTTTGGATAAATCTTCTATATTGTAAAAATCTTGTTTTTGTAAAACAGGAACTCTACTTCCCCATTTTTTATCCTTCAAATCCTTGCGTATAAACAATAAACAACAACTAATACCATCAGTTTGTATTTGGTTGTGAAATTGGTAATACTTATTTTTGAATATTTTATTTTTTAAGTCCAAAAAGTTACACCATACTTCATTTTGGTTGTCTTTTACGTTACTTAGTAATTCACCCTTCTTTACTTTATTGCCATCTTTATCTTTTTCAGGGCAGAACAAATTTATCAAACTTGCTGTATCAATAATAATGTGTTTTGGAATAATCGGCGTTTGAAATGAAAAAAGGTGTAAAAAATTGATTTCGATTCATATATAATTATTTTTTATATGAATAAATACGATGTTTCGATGCCTATGTTATTTGTTTCGGACCAAAAAACAAACGGAGGAAGACTATACAAAAATAGAATATAACGATACAATTGAGTTTGTTGCACCCATTACGAAAGGCAAGGTAATAAAGGTGTATGATGGTGACACTATAACGGTTGCTTCTAGAATAACGCCAGATTTACCCACCCTATATCGGTTTCATATTCGATTAAATGGGATTGATACACCTGAAATAAAGGGTGGTTCCTTTCATGAGAAAGAACTTGCAATTAAAGCGCGCGATGCATTGGCAGATTTGATTTTTGATAAAACTGTCTATCTAAAAAATAATAAAACTGAAAAATACGGAAGAGTGTTAAGCGATGTCTATTTGGGGGATTTGCATGTTAACCAATGGATGTTGGACAATAAATATGCGGTTAAATACGATGGTGGAACAAAAAAACGTCCAACTGAATGGAATTAATCTCTATCGGTGGATAAATATATTTATCCACCGAAAGGATATATAGGCTATTCACCGATTTGTAGCCAATTGGCTACAAAACCGCGGATAGACCTTAACCGCGATCTTTAAGTCTTTTTTATTTTCAATTTAAAAAATTGATTTAAATAGTTCGACCGTTTAAATAATATAACCCCCCAAAAATAATTTGAATTATAATCCCTCTACAAAATGGAGAAGCGTATTAATAAGAAAATAGAGTCTTATCTTACTGATCTTAAAGATAATGTTTGTAAAAAAATAATGGAATTGCAAATAGAAGACAAACAAAAGGCGAATGAATTGTTGGAATTTGTTTACGAATATCAAAGATTTTCACTACAAAAAGATGACCTAAATAAACGTAAGCGAATTAAAAATTCTATTCCAGTCGATAATCGATGCAATGCAAAGCGTGCGAATAATGAGCAGTGCACACGACGTCGGAAGGAAGGTTGTGAATTTTGTGGAACCCACTCAAAAGGCACTCCAAATGGACTTATAAGCTCGCAAAAAGATGGAGATTTAACAATTAAAAAGATGGAGGTATTTGCACAAGAAATTTGTGGAATTGTTTACTACGTGGATAAGCATAACAATGTCTATAATACAGAGGATATAATGTCAGAGAAACAAAATCCTAAAATTATTGCAAAATATATATTGAATAATGATAAATATACAATTCCTGAATTGGGACTGGTGTGATGGGTCTGTCTGTAATGTTTGTCTTCTTTAGAAAAATAGAAAAAATAGAAATGATACATTTATACAACTAGAATAACAATGGGGAATTTTTACTCCTTTGTTATTTTTCTTTCGATGATTTCTTTTGTAATTTCTTCACGATTGTCATTTATATAGTTATTAATGTCAGTTGCACGTGTTAAATCATTATTATGATACTTTAATAATATATCCATCAAGTATTTTTTTGTTATGGGTTTTTTAATGTTTTTTTTAGAATAACATATTTTACCACCATTAATATCAAAACAATCAATACTATTGTCTTTCATAATATTCATAAGTTTTTCAGTTATTTGTTTTTTCTCGTCTTTTTTCTTATTTGCCTCTTTTTTTAGTAATCTTATTTCATTGTCATTTTTAACCCACTCTTTAATAATATTAATAAGTTGTTCTTTTGAACTCATAATGGATAATTTATAGAGAGATCTTTTTTCTATGTTTTTTTCGTTTATGTTTAGCCATAGGTGGTTATTCCTAATTATTTTTTGTAACTTATATATAACTATGAATACTTTACAGTTTACAAGTTTTGATAATAGAACCAGTAATAAACAATATTATGTAAATACCTCAGCGCCAAAAACATTAGATATTCGCTCAATACAACAACAATCAAATATACAGCTAAAATCTCAAAGAATACCCAACAATCAAAATATAAGGTCAAATCCTGTAGATATTAGCGCGCCTACGGCAAAAAAAATGGCGTGGGGTGAGCCAATTTGGTTCTTATTTCATACTCTTGCCCATAAGGCAAAAGAAGAATACTTTGAACGTATACGCAGCGATTTGTTAAATCATATATATAGTATATGTAGCAATTTGCCTTGTCCAATTTGCTCGAATCACGCTATGGAATATTTAAATAGGGTAAATTTTAGAGCAATAATGAGAAAACAAGATTTAAAAGATTTACTTTTTGTTTTCCACAATAGCGTAAACGAGCGTAAAGGATTGCCATCATTTCAATATTCAGACTTAGACTATAAATATGATTCTGCGAATACTGTTAATATTATTTATAATTTTATTAATACTTATCAGCAAAAAAATAAAAACAGTAATATGATAGCTAATGAAATGTACAGAAGCAGACAAATTATTATTTTAAAAGATTGGTTCAATAAGAATATTCAATATTTTGATCTTTGATATTATTTAGTTGGTTTGACTTTTTCATAGAAATACCTTTTCTATGAAAAGGGATTAGATGAATTGTTTATATTTTAAATAGACAACTATTTTATGAGTATATTAGTTACTGGAGGATTAGGTTATATAGGATCTCATTTAACAAAGGTTTTACGAACCAACTATAATTATGATAACATAATTGTTGTGGATAATTTATCTACTGGAACGACGAATAATAGTAAATTTTGCACCTTTTTAAATGTAGATATAACCGATTTTAACTCATTAGAAACCGTTTTTAATGACTTTAAAATAGATTGTGTTTTTCATATTGCAGGAAAAGCGTTTGTAAAGGAAAGTTTTGAGAAAACAAATGAATACTATAATACAAATGTTTTGGGGACGATTAATATATTGAATTTAATGGTTAAATATAACGTAAATAAACTTGTTTTTTCGTCGTCATGTGCAGTATATGGAAATTCAAATACATTCCCTATAAATGAGAACTCACCAGTAAATCCCATATCACCCTACGGAAACACAAAACGGATATGTGAAGAAATAATACAGGATTATTCGAAATATAAGGACATTAATACTATCATATTAAGATATTTCAATGTTGCCGGTAATGATTTTGAATGCGAAGTTAGTGATGTTTCAAAAAATATGGGGCGAATTATACCAACTATAATTCTAAAAATAATGAATGATGAAACTATTTATATTAATGGAAATACATATAATACAATTGATGGGACATGTTCGAGAACCTATATACATGTAGTTGATTTGGCAGAGGCACATGTGAAATGTTTACAGTTATTAGAAGGCCAAAAAAATTCCGGTGTTCATACTATTAATGTCGGAACCACAAAATGTTATACTATTTTAGAGATTATTGATATTGTTGAAAAAAAAATAAATAAAACGGCGAATTATTGTTTTAATGATAAAATAGAGGGGGACCCTGATATTGTTTATTGCGATAATACATTATCAAAAGATTTACTGCAATTTGAACCAAAATATGATATTGGCGACATTATTGATAGTTGTGTAAAATATTTACAAATAGTAAAATAAATATAAACAATATATCGCAATATATTATATATAACGGATAAAATGGCTACGAACCTAATTTATACAACGATTGGTTATGATATAAAATGGTTTAATATTGTATTAATTATGTTAAAATCCATTGAAAAGTACACAATTGATAAGTCGGTGTTTGATTTTTTAATTATTTGTGATGAATGCATGTATGAATTTATTATAAATTTTATAAGAGATGAATGCCAATTTAGTTTTAACGTAAAAGTGCATAATTCTAATAAGAATTCTTCCACGCCAATGTTTGCATCGATGAATAAATTGCTAATTTATGATTTTGAAGAAATATCTAGCTACTCAAAGATTTTGTTTATAGATGGTGATATTTATTCAACATTAAGTTTGGATAAAATGTTTAACAATGAGTTAACTGATAATATTTTATACGTTTATAAAGAAAAACATGATATTAATGAACATAAACAAATCTTTTGGGGATTGGAAAATTATACGGATGAGGATCTAGAAATATTTCGACAAAAGTCAATTTATCCATTTAATTGTGGAATTTTTCTATTCAATAATACCAGTGAAATGAAGGATGATTTTACAAATATACATAACATTATTTTGAATCATACCGGTAAGTTTTTCTATGAACAATCATTTATGAATTATTATTTTAATAAAAAGGGTAGTGTTTGTTATGATGTTATTACGGATGAGAATTATATAATGTTCCCTAATTTTTCCATTAAATACTCTGAAAAAATAATACATTTTTGTGATGCTGGAAATAGGAATAAATTGGATACAATGCTTGGCTATATTAGGCAACATTCGATATAGAGAAACGGTTTCGTGCATATTTATGTATATGCACGAAAAACAAGGAACTGAGTAGGGTAAATCCTTACTTAGATTTTGGTGCAGGCGTGTTGTTAGAAATCATTTTCATTGAGCATTTGAATGTTTGTTGACTTGGTCGAGAACAAGAAACGTCATTGCCAGTAACAAAGTTAAAGTATAACAAATTATCATTTTTTGTTTTTTTAATGAACCATGCCCATGCATTTCCCAAAATTAAACCAATACATAATGATGCAAATAGGTACTGCCAACTATAACAGATATTCTTAATATTCCATACAAAATCAAATAAAATGACAGCTGGGAAGAAAAGGAGTGTTGGTAAATTCGACAAATAAATATTATTTTGACTTATGATTGTTAATAAATAGCCAAAAGTAAATCCAAAGATATTTTGACTCATTGGTAATGAATTGCTTGTTTTAAATCCTAATAATGTAAAATCAAATGCATGACAGGATGGACTTTTTTGCGATTCGTCACTTTTAAACCGATTTAAAATTCCGGTATTTTCAAATAAAATAGTTACAAATCCAGTTATTATTAGACCAATTAAATAAATAATTCCCTTAAAATCTTGGTTAAAAAATGATCCAAATACGAAAAAACATACTAATATAAATGGTGCTAAACGTAAAAATAGGTATGTAATACTAAATAAATTTAACTCCATATTCAATATATATTACAACTATAAAATATATTGATAGACATTATATATTAGACAAAAATATGTTCAAAAACGTTTTCAATTGTATTTACTTTATGAAATGTGATATTTTCTAATATCCGTTTGTCCTTATATTTATTCATAAATTTTTTGAAATCCTTTTCATTTGCTTGTGGAAATAAGAAAGTTTTTACGCCAGCCTTAATTCCACCAATGATTTTTATATCCAAACCACCAATCGCAGTAATATTTCCTTGTAATGTTATTTCACCAGTAATGGCTATATCGTTTTTGATTTCTCTATTGTTAAACAGACTAAAGATGGCACTTGTAATTGCTGCTCCAGCCGATGGGCCATCTTTTGATACAGCGCCTTCTGGACAGTGGATATGTAACCCTTGACACTTTGTTTCGTCGAATAATTTTATCCACTCTTGTTTTTTTTCTAAAGGAGTCAATAACCAAGCCAAACTTTTTGCTACATTCATGCTTTCTTTCATTACGTCGCCCTGTAATCCTGTTAATTTTAAATCCAAAAATGATGTAGTTGGGAAAAACACTGCCTGTATGGGAATTATGCCACCTTTTCCTAATATATTTGCCCATAATCCATTCATTATACCTATTTTTGGTGAGGCGTGTATTAGGGTGTTTGATATTTTATTATACTTTTTAAGATATTGCTCCAATAACTCATCTGTAATATTTATAGGAAGATTATATTCCTTATTATTTTTTAACAATTCGATGTTGATTTCACCATATAAATCAAATAATATTTCCTTTAATTTTCTAACACCTGGTTCCGCTGTATAATTGTCAATTATGTTTTCTAATACATCACTAGATATTTCGATTGTGTTTTGAAATCCCATTTTTTTGTTTATTTCAGGAATGATATATTTATTGGATATCACTAATTTATCATTGGTATTAAGATTGTCGAATTTTATTCTATGAATACGGTCAAGCAATATCTTGTCAATATTTTCAGGGTCATTGTATGAAAAGATAAAGAGAACCTTGGAAAGATCAATGTTTATTCCTGAGAAATATCTATCTTGAAAAACGTCATTCTGCGTTGAATCTATTAAATGTGTTAATAGTCCAATAATTTCCTTTCCATTTTCTGTTTTACTCACCTTGTCTAATTCATCAATATAAATAATTGGATTCATGCATTTTGTTTCCATGAGTATGTCCACAATCTTTCCCCAGGTCGAATTTACATACGTATATCCGTGACCCTCCAAAAGAGACGAGTTTGTTGAACCACCCAACGCAATGAATGAAAAGGGTCGAGGGTTACCAGATTCATCCTTTAAACAATTCGACAAACCATATTTGGCAAGAGATGTTTTTCCAATACCTGGAGAACCTTCAAACCCAAAGCAATAACCCTCTTTTTCACCATTAATCCATTGACTAATAATTTTTAATATCTGATTCTTCGCATGTTCGTGGCTATATATAGATTCGTCCAATGTGGCAGTAATATTATTAACATTATTAATTAAACTGTTTCCAAGATTTTCAATCGTTGAGATATCGGAAAATAGTTTGCTTCGTTTTGGGATCTGTTTTTTTGAAAAAATTGTGTCATTTAAATCATATATAATTGAGTGATTTTCGGTATTTTTTAAAAAATTATTTAAATCTGCCACCTTTTCTGCCTTTTTTCGTTTTTCGCCGATTCTATCAGTTAATACATTGTATGATTTTAAAAATAGTGTTATTTTGTTTATATCCTGAATAGTATTTATTGTTTTCAGTTCTTGAAGAATTCTACTTTTCGTAGTAGTAAACAAAATATTTTTAATCGCCTCTGTATTTCGTAATATTTCTGTATTTGTATAAAACCCCTTCATATCAAAGTCTATTTTTAGAGAACCTGAAAGATCATATAATAGTTTGTTGAATTGATTATTTATTATTTTCATATTTTTTAAGATGGGTTCTTCGCGATAGACGCCAAATGGAATTTTTAAAAGGCCCTCCAAATATTGTTTTGCCTTACCACCGCTTTCTTCGGATTTTCCCTTTATTTCCTTTAATTTTGCCATTGCCTTTTCTTTTATCGTGTCATTAGCATTTAATAAATAAACCTGTTGTTCAATGCTAACTCGCTGTAAGTCAAACTTTTGATTCATATCATTTGTATATTTTATTGTACAATTAATTGAATCTTTAAAAAGTGCCTTTATTTTATGCGGTAAACTATCATATATTAATATTTGCTCATTGTTGCTGACACTATCGGAGCTATTTACTGCGATTAAATCATATAACAAATAGCATATATACTTTATATCTTCATCATTATTGTAAATTAATAAATTCATTAATATGCTTCTTCTCTGGAAGCAGTTCATATCTAAAAACGTTTTTATCGTAATATCTATCTTTCCTGTTTTTATTAAATTTACATCAGAGTAGATGGATATTATTCGCTTGTATATATCATTATTTCCATAAATTAAATAATCTTTTAGTGTTAATGTTTCAATAACCCTTTCCATAATTTTTTTGTCCATTTCAGTTATAACATTTGATAATAATGATGTTAGTTCTTCGTTTCGCACTTTAATGTAGTTATTAGTTAAACATTCTATTTGTATATCGTCTAGAATTCCTGTTATAATGAGAGTTTTTTTTAGACGCTCATTTTGTATAATAATTCGTATACCATATACCTTTGTATGATACGGTCTGGTTGAATAATCTACCTCAAAACATTCAAACATATTTGCAGTTTCCAATGGTATAAAATCATCTATTAATTTATCCACACATAGTGAAGTAGATTCCCTTTTTATTGTGTTTTGTTTCCATTGTATTGTTTTATATCCGATTGGGTGGACGTATTTTTTAATAAGATTGTATTTATCTTGAATAATAGGATTATCTGATTTTAACTTAGTGTATTCTGTACCGAAGCTAATAAATAATAAATCGTCTATATTGTTCGTACCAAATCCACATATAATTAGAGATAGTTTATCAATTATTTTTTGTAAATTATCTATGACTTTTTCTTGATTCGTTGTATTATCATTTGACTGCGTAGTTGCAGTGCAATCTGAAATTACCGCGGTTGTTTTTATATATAATTCAGAAAGCATATTGATAGATAGGGTGGCGTCATTATTGCTAAAAATATCGTATTGCTTGTTTTTTTTAATTGATAATACAGTATTTCGTATAATCTCTTGTATGTAAATCGTTTTTTCTAATATGAATTTTCGGACTTCATTCGTATTTGTGGTCTCAAATAGATTTTTAATTTTTACAGAGGGTTTTATATTGGACTTATTCATGACATTGATATATAATACTATATTATATTTTACAATTGCAATATATATAGTTAGATTTTTATAGTGTAATTATTTACTATTTTATTTATTGCAAACCTTCTATCATTGCTAAACAAATAATATATCAAATAAATATAAAGTTATTTTATTAATAATAATTAGTTGTGGTTTTTATAATGGGAATACCGAGCTACTTTTCACATGTCATTCGCAATTACCCCACTATCATAAAAAATCTAAATGCAATGATTTCAGATGATGTTAATATTACAACATTATATATGGACTGCAATTCAGTCATATATGATGCAGTTCATGATACCGAATTGTTAGATGTGGATTCAGGTGTATATGAAATGAATATTATTGAAAAGGTGATTGAGAAAATAACTGCATATATGGAACTGCTAAAGCCGTCACAAATAGCATATATTGCTTTTGATGGCGTCGCTCCATACGCGAAGATGGAACAACAACGTACACGACGTTACAAGTCGCAATTTTCATTATCTATTCAAGAAGGTTCATGTGAGAAAAAACAATGGAATACGTCTGCAATTACTCCTGGTACAAAATTTATGAATTTACTTAGCTCGACCATTAATACATATTTTAAAAGAAATAATAAATATGCTTTTGAAATTATTATATCTGGGTCGGATGAAGTAGGTGAAGGTGAGCATAAGTTATTTGACCATCTCCGCAATAGCTATAAACAGTCGCCGAACCAAAGTATTGCATTGTACGGATTGGATGCGGATTTAATCATGTTGTCTATTTTTAATTTGCCATATACTAAGAATATTTATGTGTTTAGAGAGGCCCCTGAATTTATAAAATCGTATATACCGGTGGAAACACAAGAAGGGAATGAATCGAATCTGTATTTTTTGGATATTAATAGTTTTGGGGAAAAATTATTGGTTGAAATGGGGTGTGAATATAAATCTAGAGAACAAATTTATGATTATGTTTTTCTATGCTTCTTTTTGGGGAATGATTTTTTACCTCATTTTCCTTCTATGAATATTCGAACCCATGGCATAGATACACTTTTGAATATTTATAGAAAGAAAATAGGAAATAATCCAAATAAAAATATTATTGTGGGTGGAAAAATTCAATGGGGACAGGTACGAATTATTCTACAAGAAATTGTTTCTTTGGAAAAGGATTTTTTGTTGAATGAATATCGCATTCGTAAAAAATTTGATAATTGGGATTGGAGTAAATATGATAAGACTGATCTAATATCAAATACACCAGTAGTTTATCGTCTGGTTGAAAAGTATATAGATCCAACCGAATATGGATGGGAAAATCGTTATTATAAGGGGTTGATTGATGAGAACTTTTATGATAAACTTGATGAAAATATGAATGATTTGTGTATAAATTATCTGGAGGGTTTGGAATGGGTATTTAAATATTATACTTGTGGATGTCCTGATTGGAAGTGGAAATATCATTATCATTACCCACCTCTATTTAAAGATTTGGTAAAGTATGTTCCCAGTTTTGAGACCGATTTTTTGAAGCCATCGAAAAAGAATCGCGCTTTTTTGCCAGAAACCCAGTTGTCTTATGTTTTGCCATATGAACAGTTGGAATTATTACCAGAGAATATTCAGGGGTTTTTGAAAACGAATCATAGAGAACTTTATCCTACGAAATATGACTTTCAGTGGGCATTTTGTCGATATTTTTGGGAGTCAAAACCGATTTTGCCTGAAATACCATTGAAACAATTAGAAACATGGGATATACAATATGGTTTGGTAAATGGGTAATCTCAGTAAAATTGAATAGTATACGCATTTTCATTATTTGTATAAAATAATGAAAAACATTGATAATACATTAAGGTCTATCCGTGGATTTGTAGCCTTTTGGCTACAAATCGGTGAATTGCCTATATCCTTTCGGTGGATAAATATGTTTATCAACCGAAATAGATTAAGGGTTGTAGTAAAGGGTTTATTTATTTATACTACGTGGGTTAGCATTCATTATTTCCTGGTTCATATTTATGTTTCACTATGCGTTCCTATTGGTGTTAGAGGGTATTTTTATTCTATGTTTTTGATACCATCGCCTCACTGTAAAACACTGATTTGGGCGATTTCACAGACATCGAATCACATTATTGGATTGTGGATTTTTATGGGGACCTGGATGTTATCCCATTTATTTATTCAATAGGGAAACAAATCATGTGGAGATATACTAAAATTTTTTATTTTTTAATAACCGCTCTATAAATTTTTGGGGTTCGTCTTTATATAAAATATAGCAATTTACAATCTCAGCTGGTGAATAAAAACGTTCCTTTATTCTTTGAATTTGGATTCCGTCTATTTCTAGGTTATAATAATGTGTATACATATTCTTTATTGTTTCTCTTGAACAATTGTCCAATTTTAACGAAATGTCGATTCTACCAGGCCGTATTAACGCAGGGTCCAATTTATCATAATGATTGCTACTTATTCCCAATATTCTCCCTGGCGTTTCCTTTATTCCATCCCATAAATTTAAAATATCATCTAACGTGATTGGGTCATTCGGAGAACTTTTGCATCGATCGAATATATTTTTTTGGAATTTATTCTCATCCGTGTTTGTATCGAGTAGCTGTTGAAATGCTGCTTCAATAATGTTTTCTTCTGGTTTGGGTGTATCATTTGTTTTGTGTTTTCTTTTTTTTGAATCGCGTTTATAAACTATGTCACACATACAATCGATGTCTTCTATTAGGATAATTTTTTTATCAAACCCAATTGCGTTTTTATTATTGTATTTTTCTTCGAAAAAGAATTCTTCTAGTTGTTGTTTTGTCTTTATCATTTTTAATGATAAAATAACCAGATGCCGCCCAGTTAAATTTGCCAGACTTTTGAAAAAAGACGTTTTTCCTGTTCCTGGTGGTCCATGTAGACCAATACCTAACGTATACGGTATACCGTTATTATAATACCATTCTTTGTTGTTTAAGAAAAAGTTTATTTTCTCAAGTGTTTCTATTTTATTATCGAAAAACATATTGGAAAAGGTTCTCGCACTCTCAAATATTGTCTCATTCCAACATTGCTTTACACCATCTTCATCTTGTTTTGCCATTCTTAAACTATAAATAAATTTCTTATTCATTCGTGAATCTTCAATATATTTGCAATATTTATTCTTTATTTCTTCTATAAACTCCATTAAACCTTGGATATTTGTTTTGTATGAATAGAGTGTTATTATAATAGAGGCAGTTTTTGCATTATCCTTGTTTTTCTGATTATCATCATATTCCTTTATTGATTCGGTTCTTATATATATTTGCAACTCTTTATTGTATAGAATGGGTGTTGTCTGATTTATAACATATAGGTCCGCGTCTATGTTATCGTTATAATGCTTTTTAGATGTTATATATTCTTTAATACTATATATGTTTTCATTTGTGCTTGTGTTTGAAATAATATCGTGAAATATTGCTTTGAATGTATCTGTAAAACAGGTTGAAATGTTTGGGACAGAGTCATATCGTGTTATGGAAAATGTTTGTTTTCCTTCAAAAGATATGGAATATTTTTTGTAAATAAGTGATTTTATATTGTCTATCGGTTTGGATAGAATGTTGTAATTCAAATTCATGTTTAAAAATTTTATGAAATAGGTTATTGCAGTGATTATTATTGTCGATAAAAAAGTGTCTATTATTGTATTTTTTGTCTTTATTGCCGAAAATATAGACATTCGCATAGAATCTTGAAAAGTTCTGTTTATTGTTTCTGTAAATATTTGATGCATTTTTGTAATAAATATAAAAATATGTATTTATATTTATTTTACTTCATAGTTAAACCAATTCAACACCACACAAACATACCAAATGCATCCACCTAATAAAAAATCCCCCACAAAGGGGCATTTTTATGATTTTTCCATGTCAAAACTTTTTAATCTCTATCGGTGGATAAATATATTTATCCACCGATAGAGATTAACCATAATTATCCAAAATATACTTTTCCATAAAATGGTCTGGTGACTAAAGAATCTAAAATGAAAATTCGTTTGGATTTACACGCTTTTTATATAAAAATGCATTTTCTGTTCCTTGATTTCGATTGCACCCTTTACATTGTAGTATCAAATTGCTTAAATCGTCAGAACCACCTTCAGAATGGGCAATAATATGTCCACATTCCCAATTCGTTTTTTTAATACATTTGTTACATGTCCAACAGTTTGCTTTTTCTTCATCGCCACCCCAATTCTTCCAGACCTGTTTTCGCAACTTAAGAGTAACCTTTCTTGGTCCAATTTGTTTAGATTTTTTCATCGATTCTGTTTGCGACATAATTGTTAATTCAACAATACTACGATAAAAGCATACTTTACGTTTTTCGATAACGTCATTTCTGTATCTTTTGTCATTAATATGTTGTTCCCAAAGTTTTATTTCAGATGCATGACATACATTTCCTGCCCATTCATCACAATAATTTACAATATTGGTTATCTCTGTTTCATTCGTAGAGTCTATTTGTTGAATATGGTGATACAATGCTGATAATTGTATGGGTGTAAATTTTGTATCAGGTTGTAATTTTGAAAGAATATTTTCCAAAATTTCCACATCTTTAATAAATTTGGAAATTTGAGTTTCTGTAATTTCAAATAAACAAGTCGTTCTTTCTGCTTTTAACATTTTCCTGATTTGCCCATCTGTCCAGTCAAAGTATTCTAGACGTTTTGCTTCGGTTTCTGCATTTGAAATTAAATAGAAGCGAATAAATTTTTCCAACCAATATTTGTCGTGATTAACAGTTAGGTGATTTTTTAAATTATTATAATATATTTTCTCATGTCCATGTTCCATAATTATTCTAATTACAGGAATATGGTGATAGTTTTTGTATAAATCAGATCCACGAACCTGTGATCCCATTTGTAATGATGTGAATATATCACATCTTTGTTCGAATGTTAATTTGCAAATAATTTCATTAACTACGATCTTAAACCGGTTAAAATCGTGTTGTTGATTTTTGTCCATATACCTTACAATTTTATCTTGGTTATTTTTTTCCCACTCACGCGTGTGACTATTTTCTTCATAAAATACACATTCATCAACAATATCATTTTTGTAATGCCAATATATCATATTGTATTTACCATCAATCGGCGTTCCCAATTTAAAATGTGTCATAACAAATAGACGGTGTTGTCCGTCGATATTTTCATATTCATAGGATTGTTTTTCTTTATGGTCATCAGGTTGATATTTATAAAACCAGAGGGGTTGGGTAATTCCATTGGTCATTATTGTGTCGATAAACCGAATCATTTGTTTTGGGGTCCATTGGATTTGCCGTTGATATCTGGGTCGAATGTTTAAATTTTCATCCATAATAAAATCTCTAATACAGACGAGATTGATATATAACTGCTAATTGGTGGAATCGTAAGAATTTGGGTTCTTGGTCGACTCATTTCTATTGGGTGTTGGTTGTTGATGTTGGTTTTGTTGTTGTCTTGATAACATAAATCCTATCATATTATCAATTTTTTACTGGGTTTTTATTAAAAAATACAAAAAAGTTATGAAAAACGTTCAAAATAGACAAATTTAACATACTTTATACTGGGTTTATTTTTCGATTATTCATACAAATCGTATACTTCCTTCCCAGTTAATGTTCGATTTGCCATTAATGCATTCACTAGAAGGTCCATTTTCTCTTTATTTTCCTTTATAATCATTTTTGCGTCCTGGAATGCAGTGTTCACCAACGATAATGATTCCTTATCAAATAGTTCTTTTGTTTTTTCGGAATATTTATCGCTTGATGCAAGCGATCTTCCCAGAAACGGATTGCGTTGATCATCTACATTTTCATTGTAAAAGGCCTCTAGTTTATTACCCATTCCATAATTGCCAATCATTCGTTGCGCTAGGGAATTGGTTTGTTTTAAATCTTGGACTGCTCCTACAGATACAAAATCGTCACCATAATATACGGTTTCTGCTGCCTTTCCACCCATTCCTATTAAGAGACGTTTCCATAATAGATCCTTTGTGTATAGGCCACTATTGGTAATGTTTCCATATTCACTGAAAAGTGTATAACCTCCTGCACCATTGTAAGTTTGTTGTATAGTCACTTTTTTTAAATTAAAGTATTCTTTAAATATTGCTGTTAAAAATGCATGACCGGCCTCATGTATTGCTACACGTTGTTTGGAGTCTTCGCTTCTATCATCTGTTCGTTTTGCTAAACCCACTATTAATTTGTCCAATGCATTAAATAAGTCACTATCTTGAATAATTATTTCTCCACGACGACTTGCGTAAATCGCTGCCTCATTCAATAAGTTTTTAATTTCGGCTCCAGAAAATCCTTCAGTTAATTCTGCAATAAGTTCGAAATTTATATTTTCGGCTAAATGTTTATTCTTTGAATGTACCTTAAAAATCTCTTTTCTAGATTCTGTATTTGGCAAAGGTACTTGTATAATTCGATCAAATCTGCCAGGTCTTAGAAGTGCACTATCGAGAACATCACGACGATTTGTAGCTGCCATGATTAAAACACCTTCATTATCTCCAAAACCGTCCATTTCAGCAAGCAACTGATTCAATGTTTGTTCTCTTTCATCATTTGCCATGTTAATGCCAGCTCCACGTTGTCTGCCAACTGAATCGATTTCATCAATAAATATAATGCATGGTTTGTTATCGCGAGCCTTTTTGAAAAGGGTTCGAACTTTTGATGCGCCCATTCCTACATATAATTCTACAAATTCACTTGCAGCGATTGATATGAAATTTGCATCCGCAGAACTTGCAATAGCCTTTGCGAGTAATGTTTTTCCAGTTCCTGGAGGTCCTTCTAACAAAATACCTTTTGGTATTTCTGCACCAGCAGCTTTGTATAAAGTATCATTCTTTAAATACGAAACTACTTCGGTACATTCTTCGAAAATTTCAGGGCTTCCAGCAAAGCTATTAAGTGTAATATTAGCTTTCTCTACAAGAATTTTATCAGAATTTACTCGTTTGGATAATCCAGGCATGCCAGGCATTCCTCCTTCGCCACTGGAAACTTGATTAAACCTAAATAATGAATAAATAAAATAAATCACCAGAGATGGTAAAATTAAATTGCTGGATAAATTTAATATATCGGAAGCCATTTGTGTTATAGCCTGTTCTGGTGGTGGAGCTAAAAAATTGGCTTCAACCTTATTTTCATTTGCTTCGGTTAATATACTTTGGGCAATAAATGGATTTATTTTAGTATAATAATATTGGTTAAAATCAATATTTTTTGAATTAGACAAATAGGTAGGTTCATTACTATCTTTTTTTTGAGAAATAACACTGTCTAATCTTTCAGAAATGTAGATGGTTTCTATATTTTTATTATCAATGTTTGTTATTAAATTGTTATATGGAATTTCTTGAATTTTAAATTTGTTTTGTAATAAATACTTAATGGATGATGGAGACGGAGAAATGGCGGAGAGGGGGCTAATAAAGAAAAATAAAAGGAGGAATTTATGAAAGAACATATTTTAGAATAGAAAAAGAAAAAAAAGGATGAAATAAAGCGATAAACCTTGTAAATAAGTGTACTATGGTAAATTAAAATGTGTTTTTTCAAATCGCCTAATACCATTTATTTTATTATCATCGCCAGTTCCTCCCCAAAAAGTTAGTGTGCACTTTACTCCAGTTGGACCGGAACTATAATCTATATAATGCTCACCATGTCTATCTAGTCTCAATTTTACAGTGCACCATGTATATATCTTATTCATAATTCGATTCGTCCTACCTAGGATGGGTAACGGTTTTTTAATTAAGACGTTAAATGACTCGCTATATAATTGTTTATCTAATTTATTTATAATTTTAATAATACCATTTCTTACAACAATGTTTTTATCAAATTCTAAAACATATTGAACAATATCTTGGGGAAGATAATTACATAAAGAAGACAATAACATAAGAAAAGGGTAATAAAGAAATAAAGAAGGAATTGTTTAGGTGGGTTAAAAGGAATAATAAAAGGAATAATAAAAGGAAAAATAAAAGGAAAAATAAAAGGAATAATAAAAAGAAAAATAAAAAGAAAAATAAAAGGAAAAAAATAAAAAAGGTTAGGTTAAGGTTAAATTTTAAAAAGGGAATCAAAAAGGG